ACGATCCGCGAGGCTCGCCTGATGGCCGCCGGCGAGGTGTCCGAGGATAAGGTCGTCCGTGTCGCCGCCTGGGCGGCTCGTCATCTCGTCGACCTTGACGCGCCTCAGAACTCCGACGCGGACGCGGACGGCTGGCCGGGCGCCGGCGCTGTCGCGTTCTACCTCTGGGGAATCGACCCTCTCGACCCCGAGCCGGCGATCGAATGGTTCGGCCGGAAGCGGGATGAGATTCAGGCCGAGGAGGAGCAGGAGGCGCAGCGTTTCGTGGTGCGCCATCGGCCCGATGCTACGATGTTTCGCATGGAGAACGGTGTCGAGACCCGCAGGATCAATGTCAACGATTTCGAGATTCGCGAGGCTACTGACGGCGCGGGGATGACCTTCTCTGGATACGGTGCGGTCTTCAACAGTCCGAGCGCCCCGCTGCCCTTTACGGAGCGCATCGCGCCTGGCGCCTTTACTCGATCGCTACGTTCGCGTAATGAGATCAAGCTCTTTGTGAATCATGACTCGAGTCGTGTCCTCGCATCGAAGCGGGCCGGCACGATGCGGCTTTCTGAGGACGCGTACGGTCTCCGCGTCGAGGCTGATCTCCCCGATACGACAGACGGTCGCGATATGGCCGTCCTGATCCGTCGCGGCGATATCGATTCGATGAGCTTCGGCTTCACGGTCCCGCAGGGCGGCGATTCGTGGAGCGATGATGGTCAGGAGCGCGAGCTTCGCGAAGTTCGCCTGCACGAGGTATCGATCGTGACAGGCTTCCCCGCTTACGAGGCGACCACGGCCTCGGTCCGCAGCCTCGACGGTCTCGTCGACGCTACCGGCCTCGAGGCCGACAAGCTCAACGCGGCTATTACGGCGCTCGAGAATGGCGAGAAGCTCGACGACGAGCTCGCCGGCATTCTCGATTCGGCCGTTGCGAAGCTCCGCACCGAGCGTGACGATGTCATCGCGAAGCTCGCGATGAAGCAGAAGCAGCTCGACACGCTTCTCGCGCGCGTCTAAAACACGCTTTTTTCCGCGGTATCCTGTGAGCGTCGAGTCGCGGAGCCGCGCTCGGCGTTCGGCTAGCGGAGCCGCGGCCGGTGTCAATCGAAAACGATCGATTCCCAGAAAGGGGAAGACGGTGCAGGATTACATGAAGCGCCAGCACGATCTTCGCCAGGCCGCGTGGCATGAGGCGAAGCACCTTCTCGAGGAGGCCGCGAAGGAGAATCGCGACCTGACCGCCGAGGAGCAGGAGAAGTACGACCGGATCTCGGGCGAGCTGGATCAGCGCGCTCAGGTCATCGAGCAGCTGAAGTCCGACGAGGAGCGCGCGGCGCGCCTCGACGCGGTCGCGGCTGAGGTTCGCACGGACGAGGCTCCGGCCCCGTCCGACGAGGGCGACGCCGAGGTGCTCCGCCGGATGGCTCGTGGCGAGGTCCGCTCGCACGAGTTCGGCACCGAGCGTCGCGACATCCTGACCTCGACCAGCGGCAGCCCCGTGCCTACGAGCTTTTATGATCAGCTGATCATGAAGGCCCGGCTCGTCGGCCCGATGCTGGATACCTCCACGGTCCTGAATACGGCCTCCGGCGAGAATCTCCAGATCCCGAGCTTGGCGTCCTATTCGACCGCGACGGTCGCGACGCAGGGCGGCACGATCACCGAGTCCGACCCGACGTTCAATTCCTTCACGACCCTGAGCGCGTACCGCGTCTCCTTCATCGTGCAGGCTTCCGTCGAGATGGTCGAGGACTCCGGGATCGATTTCGCGGCGTTCCTGGCCGATCAGGCCGGTAATGAGCTCGGCTTCCGCGTGAACAACCTCCTGACGGTCGGCACCGGTACCGTCCAGCCGACCGGCATCGTGAATGCCGCCGGCTCGGGCATCACGGGCGGCACGGGCGTCACGGGCGCCTTCACCGCGGATAACCTCATCGATCTCGTCTACAGCCTGGACGGCGCGGCGCGCCTGCTCCCGGGTGTCGGCTGGATGATGAACGGTGCCTCGATCGGCGCCGTCCGAAAGTTGAAGGACTCTCAGGGGCAGTTTCTGTTCAGCCCCAGCCTGTCCGGCAACGCCCGCGACATGCTGCTTGGCTACGAGATCTACGAGAACCCGGCCGTCGCGTCGCCGGGTACGGCGGTCAAGTCGGTGGTCTTCGGTCACCTCCCGAGCTACTACGTTCGCCAGGTCGGCGGGATCCGGGTCGACCGGTCCGATGACTTCGCGTTCAACACGGGGCTGATTTCCTGGAGGTTCACGTACCGCGTCGACGGCAACCTGCCGCAGACGTCGCACGTCAAGTACTTCATCGGCGGCACCGCGTAAGCGGCTGACGCATCCGGTAGGATCTAGGGCGGTCGGACTGCGGTCCGACCGCCCTAACCTTTTCTGGAGGGACTCACCACATGGCGAAACGCGCCACGAAGCGGCGATCGCGACCCGCTTCCACCACGAAGACGACCTCGAGCATCACACGCCAGCGCGTACTCTGGCATTCAAACGCACCGTTCGCCCCGACGGGATACGGCGTTCAGACAGCGCAGGTCGTATCGCGTCTCGCGAATGATGGTCACGAATGCGCGATCGCGTGCAACTATGGTCTCCAGGGCGCCGATACCATGTGGAATGGCGTAAAGCTATATCCCTGCGGAGCAACTGCGTATTCCGACGATATTCTCCGCGCGCATTCGCAGCATTGGTTCAGCGGCTCGCAGCTGCCCGGCCTCGTCGTCGTGCTATTCGATGTATGGGCGCTGAAAAATCCGACGATTGCGAACATTCCGAAGATCGCAGCGTGGGCGCCGATTGATCATCAGCCCGCACCGCCCGACGTAGCACAATGGCTACAGCGTCCGAATGTGTTCCCCATCGCGATGAGTCAGTTTGGCTCGCGGATGATGGAAGCCGAAGGTCTCGAGCATGTCTATATCCCGCATGGTGTCGATCCCGTGTTCAGGCCGACGCCGACGATGCGAGACGCGACGGGCAAGACGATCACGGGTCGCGACATCATGCACGCGCCCGAGGATGCTTTCGTCGTGATGATCAACGCGGCGAATAAGGGTCGGACGCCGCCGCGGAAAGCGTGGGCGGAGAATCTACTCGCCTTTGGCGTGTTCGCCGAGAAACATTCGGATGCGATTCTTTACCTGCATACGGATATTTCCGCTGCGACTGATGGTGTCGACATTCAGCGCCTATTGCGCGCGTGCAATATCCCCGAGTCTCGCGTCCGCTTCATCGATCAGTACATGTATCGGATGAATTTTCCGCAGGAGGCGCTCGCGGCGCTCTATACGAGTGCTGATGTCATGCTCGCCTGTTCGGGCGGCGAAGGGTTCGGGATTCCCGTGATCGAGGCGCAGAGTTGTGGGACGCGCGTGATCGTGAGTAATTTCAGCGCGCAGCCCGAGCTTGTGGGCGATGGTTGGATCGTCGACGGTCAGCCGTTGTGGGATCCGTTTCAGAATTCATGGTTTTTCACGCCGCGTGTCGACGAGATCATTTACGCGCTCGAGCAGGCATACCAGGCGCCGCGTGGCCCGTCCGCTGGCGCGCTGAAGCATATGGAATCGTATGCGGCTGATCGTGTGTATGCGGATCGGTGGCGGCCGGCGATGGAGATGCTGGCGAGGTGGGAACCGTGAAAATCGGCGTAATTTCGACGCATACGCCGAGTATTGGCGAAACCTCGGCCGAATGGCTGCCTGGAGCGTTCAGGGGCGGCGCCGAATTGTCGGATCACGAGTACCTGTCGGCGGCGCCGGAGGGCGTCTCGTGGGCGTATACGACGCCCGCAGAGGCCGCTACGTTCGATCGTGTTCTCGTGACGAGCATTGACGGATTGTCGGATGCTGATTGTCAGCATTTGTCGACGCTTGATCCTGTCGTCTTTCTGCATCATGCGGGTGATCCGTCGACGGGTCGTGCGCGTCTGCTCGAGGCTGCTCGAGTCGTGATGGTGCATACGCCGGCTCACGAAGCGCGATTGCGCGCGTGGGCGAGCCCTAAGCGGGTCGAGCTCGTGCTATCCGCGATCGATACGAGCATGATCACGCCGGGCAATAAAGAGCGTTTCGCGCTCGCGGCGTCGCGGAATCATCCGCTCAAGGGACTGAAAAATGCTCGTATTTGGGCGGCGAAGCATGATTATCCGTGCCTTGTGTTTACGCGTCAGCCGCGCGAGAAAGTCCTCGAGGCGATGAGTATCGCCGAGGTTTTCGTCCATTTGCCGATCGCGTTCGAGTCGGAATGCCGGAGCATTATCGAAGCCGTCCTGGCGGGATGTCGCGTCGTGACGAATGCGAATGTTGGCATCACGAGCGTCGACGAATGGGATAATCCCGACGTGTTGCGGGCGAGTGTTGATTCGGCTGCGGAGCTGTATTGGGGAATCGTGTGCGAGTAAGGATCAGCATTCCTGTTGCCGTATGGGGACGCGATTTCGCGTCTTTCGTGCCGGGATGGTGGGACGCGATCACGAACATGACACGAAAGCCTGACGAGATCGTCATCGGGTACGAGGATCCGGATATGGCTGGCGCGTACGATTCGATCCTAAACATTCCCGGCGTCAGCGTTACCGGTATCGTCCTCGAGGATGACGGCTTTACCGAGCGGTGGAATGAAGTGATGCGGGCGTGTTCGGGCGATTGGATCGCGCCCGTCTGTATTGATGATCGCGTGTTACCGGACGCGTTGACGGAGATCCAGGATGCCGAGGATGCAGGCGCCGAGCTGCTCGTCGACGGCATCGTATGGAAGTATCGTGGCGACGCGTGGCGCGGCCATTGGGACACAGCTGCGATCGGGCGCGTATTGACGCTGCCAGGTGCGGCACCGTTTCGGCGTAGCCTGTTCGATCGGATTGGCGGTTTCCGGCCGGATATTTACTCGTCGGATTGGGCGTTTTATATGGATGCTGCGGCGCTCGGCGCGAAGACGTATCAGGCGTCGACGCTTAGGATCGTGTTCGATGAGGGTAATTCTCATATGACGCGGAGCGGTGTCCAGCTGGACGGGGCGACGCGGAGCATGGCTGATGAGCAGATTCGCGCGTATGCGCGAGAATTGGGACTCGTCTGATGCGCGTAGTCGTCACAGGAGCAGCGGGCAACATTGGAAAGCCTCTGGTCCGCGCATTGCGCGAACGTAACGACAAAGTGCTCGAGGTCGACACGAAGCCGGGATGGCGCGACGAGTACCTATCTGCGGATGTTCGGAATATCGCGGATATGCTCGAGATTCTGGATTTCGCGCCCGACGTGATTTATCACCTCGCGTCGAATGTAAGTCGCGTGACGTGCGAGGCGGCGCCGACGCTGACGATCGACGCGAATCTCGTCGGGACACAGAATGTGATTGAGATTGCGAAGCGGACACGAGCGCGCCTGGTCTATTTCTCGACGAGTGAGGTTTACGGCAATACGACGCAACTGATGCGCGAAACGATGCTGTGCGAGCCGAACAATCGTTACGGATTATCGAAGCTGCTCGGCGAGCGCCTCGTCGAATACGAAGTCGCGTCGCATGGTCTCGACGCGATCACGCTGCGACCATTCATGATGTATGACGAGCACGAGGACATGGGCGCGCACCGATCAGCGATGATCAGATTCGCCGAGAATCTCTGCTTGTATAAGCCGATCGATGTTCATTCGGGTAGTGCGCGCGGCTGGATTCACTCGTCTGACGCAGTCCGCGCGATCATCGCCGCTGGCGATCATCAGGGCGATTACACGATCGTGAATATCGGACATCCGGATATCCGCCCCGTTGCGGATCTCGCCGAGATGATCCGAGCCTATTACGGCGTCGATAAGGATCTGATCCGCGCGAATCCGCAGCCGCCGCGGATGACTCTCGTGAAAAATCCGCACCTTGCGCGCCAATACGACGTGTTAGGTGTAGCACCGAGTGTCACACTCGAGGATGGTGTTCGGCGTGTCTGCAATGCAGTCCGTGATCGCATTATGCGCGGGGTAGAATAAAGCGATGGCCATCACGAATGGATATTGCACTCTGACGCAGGTCAAGGCCGCGCTCAGGATCACCGATACCGTCGACGATACCCTCCTCGAGGGCGCCGTCGAGTCCGCGTCCAGGCTGATCGATGGATTCGCCGCGCGCAATTTCTATAACGCCGGCACGGCGACGCGACTCTTTACCGCGTTCGATTCGCTGTATGTACAGACGGATGACATTGCCGGGACGGCGATCACGATCGAGACGAGCACCCTTGCAGATGGTGTTTTCGATCTGACGTGGACGGCGTCGGATTATCAGCTCGAGCCGCTGAACGGGAATCTCGACGGCATCGCGTGGCCGTATGATCGAATTCGCGCGGTCGGCGATTATGTGTTCCCGACGACGAATGCCGTGTTCGGCGAGCAGGCACTCGTCAGGATCACGGCCGTATGGGGATGGTCTGCCGTGCCGAAGGCGATCGAGCAGGCCACGATCATTCAGGCATCACGCTTGTATAAGCGTCTCGACTCGCCGCTTGGCGTCGCCGGCTTCGGAGATTTCGGCGTGATCCGCGTCAGTCGATTCCTCGACGCTGACGTCGAGCAGCTCGTCCAGCCGTATCGGAAGATGCGAAACATCGTATGAGCTCGAGCGTTTCGCAAATCAAGACGGCTCTTGCGGCGCGATTGGCGACGATCAGCGGTCTCAGGACGTATGATCGTCAACCGGATCAGCTGAACGTGCCATTCGCATTTCCGACGCTCGAGACGATCGAGTATCACGGCGCGATGCGCGCCGGCCTCGTCACGCAGACGTATAAGATCAGCGTCGTCGTCGGCCGCGCCGCCGAGCGCAGCGCCGAGCGAACACTCGATCAGTACCTCTCCTACGATCAGGGCGGCATTCGCTACGCGATCGAGAGTGATACGAGCCTCGGCGGGTATGCGCAGACGTGCATTGTCGATTCGGCGACGGCCATTCAGACGATCGAGGGAAACGACAACACCCTATACCTAGCGGTAGAATTCCGAGTGATCGTATATGCCTAAACGCAAGACGTACATCGTCGGCGACGGTTTCGTCGTCAATGGTCAGCCGGCCGGTAGCGTGCTCGAGGAGCACGAGATCGAGCACGTCGACGCGATGGTCGCGTCCGGCCGTGTTATCCCTGTCCAGGCCGAATCGTCCGGTAAGATGAAGCCTGTAACCCGCGAAGCCTCGGAGGAGGACGCAGACTAATGGCAAAGCTCGTGCTCACCCAGGCGAACGTGACGATCGCCGGTACTGACATTTCGAACAACGTGGCATCGGTCACGCTGACGACCTCGAGTGCCGAGGTTGAGACCACAAGTTTCGGGAGCGGCGGCTACGTCACTCGCGTCGGCGGCCTGAAGGATGGCAGCCTCGCCCTCGACATTCACAACGACTACTCGTCTGTCGATAGCGTTCTCTTTCCCCTGATCGGGTCGACGGCATCCTTCGTCGTGAAGCCGAACGGGACCGCGACTAGCGCGTCGAATCCCGCGTTCTCGGGGACGCTGCTCATCACCGAGTACAGCCCTGTGAATGGCGCCGTCGGAGAGCTCGCGACCGCTTCGGTCACGTTCCCGATCTCGGGTTCGGTCACGCGCGGCACCGCCTAGTAATCCTGCTAGGCGGTTCGGAGGGAGGTAAGTCGTGGCGGCTCTCGCCATCACTATGCAGGTGAAGCCGAAGGGCGCTGAGGCGCGTAAGGTCACGGCCGAGCCGGCCGACATGGTCGCGTTTGAGCGCGAATTCCAGAAAAGCATCACGACGCTACAGTCGAACGTCTTTCTGACGGATCTTTTCTGGCTCGCATGGCACGCCGAGAAGCGGACGAATGCGACGAGCCTCGGCTTTGACGAATGGGTCGCGACGCTCGAGACGGTCGAGCCGGTCGGCGGAGACGACATGGTCCCTTTGGAGAGCAATCCTTCCATTGGATGATCGCCAATTTGGCGATCGAGACAGGCATCGCTCCGCACGAGCTGTTGGAGGAATCGCCGCGGATGCTCTATACCCTTCAGGCCGTTATACGATGGAGGGCAGTGAAATCCGGTGATCCGACACCCTGGACGGGAACGGTCTGATCCGGTTCGGGGGCTCGAGATGGCGACACCGTACGATCAAGAGATTTACATCGATCAGAAAGCGTTGAGCGCGAGCATTTCGCACGCGCTCGTCACGATCAAGATGATCGATCCCGAGCTCGTGAAGGCCGCTCGGAAACCGATGATGGAAGCCGCGAAGATCATCGCGAACGATGCGAAATCACGCATTCCGAATGTGCCTACCGGCGTGCATCCGCGCTCGGGTCGTCCGCATTGGAAAAAGTGGAGCGGCAGCACCGGTCGTGATTGGGACACGGGTCGCGTGAAGTCGGGCATCAAAGGCCGGTACCGATCGCCGCGGAAGGATGGCAAATACGAGCGGTCGATTGTCAGCGTGATTCAGAGTAACGCGGCCGGCGCGATCTATGACATGGCTGGCAAGACGGGCCGGTATGTGCAGAATCCGCGAATCGCGAATGGCTTCATCGGCGCTATGAGTGGTACGCCGAGCCGTACAATGTGGCCAGCGGCCGAAGCGAATATGGGCGCTGTTCTCGCGAGTATTCGGATGGCGCAGGAGCAGATGGAACAGACAATCAATGATCGTCTCGGCGGTGCCGGGTCGAGCCTGGCGGGATTCTAAATGGCTATCGTCATCCCGATCATTGCCGACGTCAAAGGCCTTGCAAACGGCGTCGGAGATACCGAAAAGCAGCTAAATAGGCTCGGCAAAAACGTTGGCGCGCTCGGCGCGAATCTGACGAAGGGATTGACGCTTCCGATCGCTGGTCTCGCCGTTGGAGCTGTTGCCGCGTTCGATCAGGTCGATTCGGCGATTGATGATCTTGCCGCGAAAACGGGCGCTACGGGCGTCGAACTCGACGGCCTCGAGGCTACGTTCAAGAGTGTCGCGTCGAATGCGACGCAGGGAATGGGCGAGGTCTCTAGCGTCGTCGCCGAGCTGAATCGTCGTCTGAATCTGACCGGTGGTCCGCTCGACGCATTATCGACGAAGGTACTGAATTTTGCGCGCGTCACGGGAATCGACGCCGAAGCGGCGGCTATCGGCGTCACGAAGGCGATGAGCGCAATGGGAATCGAGGCGGCTGACGGCGCCGGATTCCTTGATGTTCTCTTGAAGGCTTCGCAGGAGACGGGTATCGGCGTCGAGGATCTGACAGAGAATCTCGTCAAGTTCGGCCCGGCGATGTCACAGGTCGGCCTCGATACGAATTCGACAATTGCTCTCCTGGCACAGTTCGAGCAGAGTGGTGTCAATACGCAGGCCGCGATGGGTGGTTTGCGTAAGGCGCTCGTGAATCTCGTCAAGGATGGCGTGAAGGATATTCCTGGCGCGCTCGAGGCTGGTATCGAATCGATCCAGAATGCGAAGACGCAGGCCGAGGCGACGGGGATCGCGATCGACCTATTCGGCGCGAAAGCGGGTCCGGATCTTGCAGCTGCGATTCGATCGGGCAAGCTCGAGATTGGCGACCTGATCGCGACACTCGATCAGGCTCAGGGCACGCTCGACGCGACGGCTACCGCGACAGAGGGTCCGCAGGAGAAGCTGGCGCGTCTGAAAAATCAGGTCACGCTGATCGGCGCCGCTTTCGCCGATATCTTCATTCCCGTCCTCGAGAAGGCTTTCGGACCGTTGCAGAGCATCACGCGCGCCTTTCAGGGGCTCTCGGAGGGTCAGCGCGAGGTGATCGTTACGACGCTCGCGATTGTCGCGGCGATTGGTCCGCTATTGATGATCGTCGGGAAGGCCATTCAGATTTTCGCGGCGCTCCGCTCGATCATTCTCGCCGTCCAGGCGGCGCAGATTGGTCTGAATCTCGCGATGGTCGCGAATCCGATCGGACTGATCGTGATCGCGATTGCCGCGCTGATCGCGGCACTCGTGATCGCATACAAGCGATCCGAGACGTTCCGCGAGATCGTCGACGAGATCGGTCGTGTCGTACGAGATAACCTCGTCAAGGCCTTCGAGTGGCTGAAGGTCAAAATTGACGAGATTTGGCCATCGGTAAAGGCGTTTTACGAGCAGGCGAAGCCGATTCTGAAACTGATCGGCGAAGCGGTCGAGCTGTATGTCAGCGTGTATATCCAGGCTGTCGCGACGTACATTCGCGCATGGGTCACGGTCCTGAAGACGGCTTACGAGCTGATAAAGCCCGTCGCGATCCTGATCGGCGGCCTGATCGAGGACTATATCGTCGCGTATGTGAAGGCGATCAAGATCGCCGTCGACGCGAGCGTCACAGCATTCAATGGTCTAAAGAGTGCCGTCATCGGTGTTCGCGATTTCATCGCGAAGCCGCTCGAGACGATCGAGGGAATGATCCGGGATAGCATCGGTAGTGCCGCCGAGTATGCGAAGGGCGCCATTCGCGGCATCACGGGCGTGTTTACGACGGTCGTGAATGGTATCCGCGAATTCTGGAATAAAAACGTTGGCGGGAAGGGATTCGCCGTCCCGAATTGGGTTCCCGGCTTCGGCGGGAACAGCTTCAAGATTCCTTTCCTAGCCGAGGGCGGCATCGTGAAATCGCCGACGCTGGCGATGATCGGCGAGGGTGGTCCCGAGGCTGTCATTCCGCTGAATAAGATGGGCCAGGGCGGCGCGACGTATAACATCGTCGTGAATGCTGGTCTCGGGACGAATCCGGACGAGTTGTCGCAGGTCATCGTGAACTCGATCAAGCGGTACGAGAAGCGGAACGGTGCTGTCTTCCAGGGGCCGATCGTCAGCGCGGCGGCGAATGCTGCGGGTGTGACGTCGACGGCTTCGGACGCGGCGACGTTCAACCGGGTCCGTTCGCTCAGGAGCGGTTAGCGTGTCGATCACGTCGCCGGACATGCTCGTCGAGATCGGCTTCGACCTGTCCGACGTCGGCGGGCCGTTCTTCCTCTTCGGTTCTGGCACCGCCACGAATACACCGGAGGCGATCGCAGCTAACCCGCAGTCGATTATCTCGAACGGTGTCGATATCGGCATGACGTATCGGTTCGGCGGCACGCTGTTCTATGACGTGACGGATCGCGTCACAAGCGTCAGCATCAATCGCGGACTGTCGCGCGAACTCGACCGCTTCGTGACGGGTGGTGCTCAGATCGAGTTCACGAATCAGGATCGCGCCTTCGACCCGTTCTACACGGCGTCGCCGTTCTATCCGGACATCAAGCCGCGCCGAAACGTGAAACTGTCGACGGTCGTCGCGGGCTCGACGGCGGTGCAGTTCACGGGACTGATCGAGGATTGGAACGTCGACTACAGCGTGAAGGGTGACGCGACGGCGAGCGCGTCCTGCACGGACGGCTTTATCCTGTTCGGTGGTCAGCAGCTCGCGGCGCATACGGCGACGAGTCAGACGACGGGGGCCCGCATCGGCGCCGTCCTCGACCGGGCCGAGGTGAACTGGCCGAGCGGGCTGCGCGATATCGACACGGGGGCGCAGACACTCCAGGCGGACGCCGTCGAGCAGGGCCGCGAGGTCCTCGAGTATCTCCAACTTGTCGCCGCGTCCGAGCCCGGCCTGCTCTTCATGTCGAAAGATAACGACGTCACGTTCCGCGATCGCAACACGGCGGCCGCCATTGGGACGATCGTCTTCTCCGACGCGGGCGGCACGACGATCCCGTACACGGACATCGCGATTAGTTACGGCACGGAACTTCTCTTCAATCGTGTCACGGTGGCGCCGCTAGGTATCGCGCCGCAGGATGCCGAATCGATCGACTCGCAGAACGAGTACGGCGTCCAGTCACTCGACTTGTCGGGCCTGCTTATCCGGTCGGGATCGGCGGGCACGGCGGACGCGCAAGCCCTCGCGGATTATCTCGTCAGTAAGTATTCCGAGCCCGATCTACGCTTCGAGGCGTTGACGGTGCAACTCGCCGGCCTCGGGACGGCGATGCAGACGAGCGTCCTTGGCGTTGAGCTGACGGACATCATCCGCGTCGAGTATCAGCCGAACGGCATCGGCGACCGCATCGTGAAGGATGTCCAGGTCATCGGCATTCGGCACGCTGTCCAGCCTGACAGGCACGCCGTCACGTTCACCCTATCCTCGACCGACACGGCCGCGTTCGTGTTCGGTGGCGGCACGGCTGTCGCGTCGTACCCGTTCAGCCTGTTCGCTGGTGGCAGCGTGACGGGCTCACCATTCGGCCTCTAGGAAAGGTAAGATAACGCTATGGCTAAGACGTATACCGCTGCCGGTTCCGCGACCGCGGGCGAGGTCTATACCGCCAGCGCGCATAACGTCATCGTCACCAATGTCAATAACTTCATCGTGCCGCCGATCGTTGTGGCGCGTCGAAACGCTACGCAGTCTCTCGCTAACACGACTATTGTGCCTATCTCGTTTGATGCTGAGGACGTAGATACAGACGGCTGTTTCTCCGCAACGTCAACTGACATTACGATTCAGACGGCGGGTGTGTATCTTCTCGTGGGGTCTGTTGCGTTTGCGAATAACGCTTCTGGTGGCCGCGAGGTTGGTTTCCGGAAGAACGGAACAACGATCAGCAATACGACGACCGGTGGTGGTGGTGGTCCGCTAGTCGCAGGCGCTAACCCGAACATTGGTTTCGATGTTGCGGTGAACGTCAGCGGTATCACGACGCTAGCAGCCAGCGACGTCATCACTATGTACGGCTACCAGAGTTCCGGCGGCGCTCTCAACGCGACCGCCCGCGTACAGCTCGCGTGGATCGGTCGGACGTCGTAAGCCATGAGCGACGCCGAAATCGAGCGCATCTTCCGTAGTCTCGATCGGATCGAGGCGCGCCTCGCGAAGCTTGAGGAGCTCGAGGCGATGCGGAAGGGTCAGGATCGGGCGGCGAGTATGACGCGCGGCACGATCGCACTGCTGATCGCGGGGATCTCGTGTGCGACGGGTGTCACGACCGCTATCGTTACTCACGTCATCTAGTCCAGGAGGGACAGGGAACATGGGCAATATCTCCAACAAGGTCACGGCCGCGACGCTCGTCGCCGCCATCGTCACGCTCGTCGTGTGGCTCGCAAGCCTCGCCGGCGTCGACATTCCCGAGGTCGCGCAGGGCGCCATCGTGACGATCCTCGTCGCGCTCGCCGGCTACCTCGTCACGGATCCGCGCCGCTCGTGATCACGCGCACGCTGCGCCTCACGTCGCCGCCGATGACGGGGCAGGACGTGAAGGCCGCACAAGGCACACTCGTGTCGACTGGCTTCATGCCGGCGAAGTCGACAGACGGCATCTACGGCCCCGTCACGGCAAACGCGGCGAAGGCGGCAAAGTACCGCCTCGGCTACGCGCTGAAGGACGTCACGCCGACATACGGCCCGCAGCTCGACGCGTACCTGCGCGGCAAGAAGAAGCCGAGCGTCATCATGGCGCAGCGTGCGAAGGCGCGAGCGCGGAAACCTGAGAAGAACATCGGCGAGCAGGCGGCGGACACGATGACGGCGTGGGCGACGGCGTATTGGCACGAGGCGCCCGATGGAAGTAACTTCGTCCCGCAGTTGTCGGCGCTTGCGAAGCGCCTCGGCTGCTCCCCGTACATCTACGGGATGCGCTACCCGTGGTGCGCGATGGGCCTCTTCACGGCTGCCCTGCAGCACGGCTCGGAGGCGGGCAAGTCGGGGCTCAGGGAGCAGCGCTGGAATGCGCTGTACACGCCGACGATTCAGGAGATGGCGCGCGCCGGCCGCTTCGGACTGCGCGCCGTGAGCGTGCGAAATAGCGGCATCGTGAAGGGCACGGGCCTCCTATTCGACTTCAATGGTGGCGGTGTCGATCATGTCGGCATTGCCCTCGGGAAGCCCGGCCAGGTCGTCTTCGCGGCGAATCAGAAGTGGCGTCCGAAGCGCAGTCAGGTCGTGACCGTCGAGGCGAACACTTCTCTCGAGGGAAAGTCCGGCTCGCAGTCCGATGGCGGGTGCGTCGCGGTTCGTATCCGCCAGATCAGTATGATCCCGACGGCATTCACGATCAGCTGACAGGAATCACTAGCGCGGCGGCGTATCATGTGCCGGAACTAGGAGGGAACCCGTATGAGTCTCGCCGATGAGATCAAGATTGCGAGCGTACCGAAGCCGGCTATTTGCGCTGTATGTGTCGCGCTCGACCAGATGTCACCGAAAGACCGCGATGATGTCGATCAATGCCTAGCCGATGCGAGCATTCCAGGCGCCGCGATCGCGCGCGTCCTGCACGAGCACGGCTACAAGCTGCATCCGGACGGCAAACAGGTTCGACGGCATCGCAAGACGTGCATGACGTGAGTATCCGCGACGATATCGAGCGCGACCTGAAAATCGCCGAGCTCGAGGAGGCGCTACGCCGCACCGAACGCAATCTCGCCCGATCGAAGGCGAAGACGGCTGACCTTGTGCAAGCCGTCTATCAGGGCGCGAAGGATGCGGCGCTCGTAGCGGGATCGCCGAACCCCGCAAAAAAGAGAGCAAAGACTCCACAAAAAAAGGATTCCGAGACGGCGCTCTTGCATTTGACGGATACGCACATTGGCGCTGTCACATCGTCGTATAACACGAGCGTGGCGGAGCGCCGCATCATGGACACGATCGCGAAAACGATCCGTCTCGCAGAATTGCAGCGGAAGGCGCATCCGGTGCGGGATTGTGTCGTCATCCTCGGCGGGGATCTGATCGAGCAGACAGCACAATTTCCGCATCAGGCGTGGGCGGTCGACGCGAGCACGTTCGAGCAGGTATTCGACGCGGCGCGCATTCTCGAGCAGGCCATGTCGATTCTGGCCGATAATTTCGACATGACAACGGTCTACCTGACGCCAGGTAACCATGGCCGCGTAGGCCGAGGCAAGGGTCGGCAGAGTCTCGATTACGAGTCTGATACGAATTGGGATCGCATCGTCGGCCGTATCATCGGCGAGCGCCTCGAGCATGACGCGCGCATCCGATGGGTCTTTCCCGAGTCGTGGTACTCGATCGTCGAGGTCGGCGCGTATCGCGCGCTCGCGCATCACGGCGACACGATTCGCAGCTTCGGCGGCTCGATCCCGGCGTATGGCATCATCAAAAAGCATTTGGCGTGGGCGAGCGGCGTGATGCCCGAATTCCTCGACGCGTACATCGGGCATTTTCATACGCCGATGCAGCTGCCGATGAACAATGGTGGCCGCGTATTCGTCACGCCGAGCCTCGTCAGCGATTCGGCGTATGCGAAAGAGTTTGTAGCCGCGACGAGTAATCCGGCGCAACGCTTGCATTTCGTCGATCCGAAGCGTGGCCGCGTGACTGCCGAGTATCTCCTGCACCTGGACTAATTCGGAGCCTGCTAATCGTCTATTTCGGCGCGTGTTTTGTGTAGATTCGCGCACAATTGGCGATCATGGCCGAATGTGCACAGTTGTGCAAAACGGTAAGCTAGAGCGTGTGAGAGTGGTAGCCTAATCGTCGCGTCGCGGCGTGTATTCGCGGTGTCGCAGGCATAAAAAGAGCCCCGCCGCTCGGAGGCGACGGGGCTCGGCGTGCTCGAGGTTACGAGATGAGCGGGATGATGTTCGCGGGGAGTTCGCTGATCGGCTTCGCGTTGTGCCACGCGTAAGAGCCGTGACTCATGATGCTCGGCGGCAAGATGATGTACGACTCTGCGGCGCGGACGTCGAGGCCGGGGATGATGTTCTGGCGCGGCTTCAGCGTGACACCGTCGGGGGCGGAGAAGTACGCGTGATAGCCGCGCGGCGTGCGCGCGATCCGCGTATCATGCTCGCCGTACGTCAACGCGACGAGGTCGAACACGTCCGCCTGGTCATAGTCGAGGACGACGAGGCCGCTCGGGCCCGTGATGACGCCGAGGCCGGTCGCGCGACCGATGCGGAGCTTGTGCATGTTCGACGCGTCGAATCGATTCCAGCCGCCGGCGCCCCATTTGCCGATCGGCCGCTTGTCGTCGCCGACGAGGGTGATCGTCCAGCCGTTCATGATGTACGCGTGGGCGGCGTCGACGAGGTCGACGTCGTGGCCGTGCTCGAGGTCGTCGAGGACGCTTGCGAGATGCTTCATGGTGCTCATCGTGTGGTCTCCTGTGGTGGTGGTGGTGAGAAAGCCCCGCCGACCGTGTGGCCGACGGGGCTCGTGAACGTGCGGGTTAGGCGGTGGCCGAGGCCTGAGCGGCGGCGCGCAGCGGAATGGCCCGCTCGATCAGCGTCTCCGGGCCCGTGATGCCGGTCGCGTTGCGGAACGGCCAGAAGCCGAAGCGGTCCGACAGGTAGTCGTAGATGTTGCGCGCGTCCTCGTCGGAGGCGTACGGCATCTTCGAGGCCATGTGCAGGATCTCAGTCGCGGTCACCTCGTAGATGATCGCCGGATCGACAAACATCCTCTGGCTAGCATCGTAAATCTTCTCGGTGGTGGTGGTCATGGCGGTCTCCTCGTGGTGGGTGGTGGTTGCCATGCACATACGGTATGGCCTCTCGCCCCTCCTGTCAAGTGTGTTTACAGCATGACGGATAGGCACTACTCGCCGAGCCAACACGGCTCAGTATCGAAACATCCCGAATACCGGCCATTGATATCCGGACCGCCGCCGCCAGGCTCGCCGAAAAGCCGTTTCCATTCCTCGATCGAGTACGTCTTACCATCGTGCTCGTCTCGAGCGTACGCATACGGCGGCGGCGTCTTCTCGGGCGCGTACACACGCTTGACGACCTTTCCCGGCGTAGCCTTGCGGCCGATCTTGCGTCCCTTGCCAGGCGTGATCGGATGCTTCTCGAGCCATGCCTCTCGAGCAGCTGCGAGCGCGCCCGAGACCTGCCGGCCCGCATAACCCCATTCGCGAATCATCGCGTAATGGACCTTCTCGGCCGGCTCGCGCTCGCCTCGGACCCACGAGTACGCGGCACGCTCGGACGCGCCCGCAAGGCTCGCGAGATCCTCGACCGTGATCCCATGCTCTTGCATCACCATCCGCGCAGGATTCGCGAACTCTCCGAGGATGGCCATTAGGAGGCACTCTCCTGCCAATACGACACGCGAGCAGCCTTCACGACGCGCCTCCGCGCCAATACGGCAGGACGAGCTCGTCGACCTCGGCGCGCAGCTGCTCGGTCTCGCGGACGATCTGCGCGTGATCCTTCAGCACAGCACCGCTGTAGCGGCCGACCATCACGGGCTTATCGTCGATGATGTTCTCGACGGCCATCAGGTACTCATCGCGCCAGCGGCCATCGCCGGGCAAGTTCCCGCCGCCGCGCGCGACGCGGATCAGCCAATTCTGGCGCAGCTTGCGCTGGCCGATGCTCTTTCGTCGACGATTCGACATGATTCGTGCTCCTAACGTGTCTGTTGTGTGGTGGTGGCGCCCCGCCGGTGCTCATAACACCGGCGGGGCTGGACGCTCTCGGGAGGGAATCGAGAATGCCCGAATCGATTATCCCGTATCTGAGCGGCTAATCTATGCGAGGCGGTCGGCGCCCGGCGTGGTGGTGGCGCTCGCGCCGGCCGCCGCCGATCCGCGCTCGATGATGTTCCTGACGCTCTGATGCGAGATCATGCAGAGATCACCGATCGTGCGGAGGCTCAGGCCGGCCGTCGAGGCGGCGATGATCAGCGCGTCGCGCTGGCGCCGCTTCTCCGAGACGGCGAACTCGGCATCCATGACCTCGTCAGCGATGGTCCGCAGCTGCTCGGATAGGTAATCCTTCGTCATGATCGGGTTCCTTCCAGGTAGTTGTGCGCCTTCCATTTGGCGAAGGCGAGATCGTCGGCTTTGGCGACGCATTCGCCGTCGATCCAGATGACGTGATATCCGGCGTCGTGGCGCGGGTGTCGGACGATCATGCAGCGCAAGCATGAGCTCGTCCAATAGTCCCACCATCCCTCGCCGCGGTATGCCCACGAGCGGATCATGCGATCAGCCTACGCCGCTCGTCGAAGTAGTCGGCGATCGCGGGGATGTCCTCGAGGCGATCGACGAACAGGAGGATGGTCGCGCTGATCTCGCGCATCATGTCGTGCATCGCGGTATGCGCCGGATCGTTTTCGCGGTGCTCGCACTCGCCGCGGATCATGTGTTCGATGCGGATCGATTCGATGCCGACGATGTACGCGTTCGCGAGCTGATCGAACAGCTCGTCACGATCCGTTCCGATGATGACAGTCATGATGCTTACCCGATGACCTGGTACGCGTGATGGCTGATGTAGTCGAGCGCCTCGGCTTCGGTGTCGACCTGTGCGATGCGCACGTCGTCGCCGTCGAAGTCGACGAGGACGTCGATGCCGGTCGGCGTGTTGCGAAGCGTGTACGCGTTGCCGTCGTGCTCGACGAAGGCGAAGCGCCATCCGGCTTCGCCGCGCCAGATGACGGGCTGAGTGACGGGGGTCGGATTCGTGGTGGTCATGGCTGTTTCCTTTCGGGTGGTGGTGGAAGCCATGTAAATAAGGTAGACACGCTACGAGCGTATGTCAAGCGGCTTTACGCTATTTGTGTTGCGGGCGTCCGATGATGCGCGTACCGTTCGGTACTCACCACGGCCACAAGCCACAAGCAAAGGAGCATTGGCAATGGCGAACATCGTTAGCGCGGACGAGATCCTGACCGGAGGCGGACTCTACCTGAGCGCCGAGGACAAGGCAGAGCTGCACGCCGAGCAGCGCGCGTTTTACATCATCGGCGCGATCGCGGAGCAGGATGGTCAGTACGGCACGCAGACCGTCTTCACGATCAAGGAGAAGGACAAAGACGAGATGCGGCTCGCGTTCGCCGTCAATCCGCAGCGGACCGAACAGGCGCGGAAGATCTCGCAGCACCTGGCGAATGGTGCGGACGGTGTCGGCCCGTTTTACCTCGGCCGATGGGAGAATGGTGGTCGGAGCGGTTGGACGCTGACGAATCAGCCGACGACGCCGATGACGATCCCGCCGTCGACAACCGAGCAGGCCGCGAAGGATACGGCGGACCGCGTCGCGAAGTTCGACGAGAAGGCACCTGTCGACGACCTGCCTTTCTGATGAGCATGGATATGGCAGTCAGAGAGCCCGAGTACATTCTGAAATCGGCGAAGGCATTCGGACCACCGATCGCGACTGAGAAAAGCTTGAATGATCTTCTCGACTCGCAGAGAGTAAATATGGCGATGGCCGAGACGATTTGGGGCAACATCGCGTGGAATCCCATGCCGTTTTGGAAGCTGATCATGAAAATGGTCACGCCGAAAGAGCAATCGATCCTACAGACGGTCGAAAATGTTCATATCTCGGTTGTCCGATCGACGCTTTGGATCGGATTTCCGGAGCACGCAAGATTCCAGGCGTATTGCGCGAATCATCACGCAGTCAAGGGGTCGATCCGGAATGCGATCCTACAGCTGACGTGTCGTGATCACTTCACGATTGTTGTTTTTCACGGCGATCGAGAGCTCGGCGAACACGAGCGGCGGGTGATCTGATGACTGATCGAAGCGTCGCCGTCGAGCCGTACCTGCCACAGGCGAACATCGCGCAGATTCGCGACCTGTTCGAGCGTGGCATGATCGTCAGCCTTGACGGCGAAGTCCTGCCCGCGAGCGATGCGGATAATGATTCGCTCGTGTCGTGGATTCTCGCCGCCGAGATGCTCCGCAAGCTCGCCTACGAGATGCGGACGATGGCGGAATCCGAAATGCTGCATCGTGTCAGAGAGACAGCCGGGCCGATCAAGACGCCGTACGGTGTCGCGCGAGAGTCGATCAGTCGCGGGACCGTCAGCGGCGTCAATGCGAAACGCATCCGAGACATCCTCGAGGCGCGAGCATCCGATTCGGCAATCCCGTGGGACGCGGTCGACAACATCGCGCCCCTCGCACCACACGTCACGCCGGCAAGAGTCGCGGACTACCTCGAGACGATCGAGGGATCCATGCCCGACCTGGCTGACGAGCTCAGAGCACACTTGCCGGAGCGGCGCCGAACATTGAAGGTCGACGCGGCCGAGGCATGATCGATTCCCGGTCTCCTCGGGAAGGGTGGGGCATCCAACCGATCATCCTGGTCGGATTGGATGCCTCACCCCGCAGGATCGGATGGTGCGTCCTCGTCGACGACGTCGTCACACGATTCGGCACCGAACACGTCTCGCGCACGGGCGAGCTGCTCGAGCGTCGCGCCGCGTGGAATCGGATCCTGAATCATATTCGCATCGTCGAGGACTCGTATAAGCGTGACGCTTCGGCGATCACGATTGAGGCGCCATACCTCGGCCCGAACCGGCAAGGCAGCCTGAACCATGCGCGCACCATCGGCCAGATGCAAGCGTTCGCGCTCGCATCGCGACCAGGCGCCGAGCATACGCTCATGCAGCCGACCGAATGGCGGAAGCTAGTCAGCATCAAGATGCGCGGCAAGACAGCCGCATACGAGTATGCGAATCAATGCCTGAATTACTCCGAAGGCGCGCTCAGTTATCAGACGGCTATCTGGCCCGACCTTGATCAGGACGCGGCCGACGCGATCTGCATCGCATATGCGACGCGAATGATGCTCGGATCGTGATTCGTGTAGACGCTCTCGGATGCGGCGTGTAGGATTCGCAGCCCGCATGTCGAAGACTCCAACACCACCACCCTGGAGGCTCACAATGAAGGTTGATACGACGAAGACAAAGACGATCGCGTATTCGCTCGAGGCGAAGCGCGAGGAGCGCGAGCGCCGCGAAGCTCGCGATCGTGTTCTCGCTCGCGAGGTCGGCATCGAGATTGGCCGACGGCGCGAGCGCGAGCGCCAGCACCGCGAGAAGGAGAAGGCGTGGGGGCGCGGCTTCTTCGTGGGCCTGATCGTCGCCGCCGTGTTCCTGTTCGCCGGCTGGTATGGCGCCGAGAAGGCGAGCGGCGCCGAGATCGTCAAGACGCGGATCGGGTCGGGCGCCGAATCTTCGTGGGCCGTCTACAAGGTCGGCCAGCGCACGATGCCGCCCGGCTGGCGCACATTCCTGCGAATCTGTCAGCTCGAGCAGCCCGGCGACGGGTGGCGCGGCGTCTGGTGGACGAACACCGTAAATTATTCGTTTGCCGGCGGATGCGGCCTGACCGTACAAAATTACCGTGACGTGAAGCATCCGGCATGGCCCGATACCGCAGATAGGCTCAGCCCGCGAGATCAGTTGTGGGCATCATTCTGGCTTTTCTGGCGCTATGCCAGAATCGGCCAGGACATGCGCGGCTCATACGACGCGGGCCAGCGATACGGATCGACGGTATGGGACGTACACACACAGCCCGGCCTTGATTTCGACGGCTTCCGCGCAGATGGAAAGACGCCGGCATGACGAAAAAGATCATTCTCGACGCGCACGGCACCACATGGATCCTCGAGGACGCGGCCAACGTCGCACGCTTCCGAATGATCCGCGAACAGCTGCGATACGCACGCAACCTCGACAGGACAGCCGCAGAGGCCCGCACACGAGGCCTCGCGCTCGCCGCCGACATCCTGACCGATCACGCGCGCGGCGTACGCACAGCCCTCAGAAACGGCCTCAACGGCGCCGAGAGGCCGCGATGAATGATGCCGCCGCCGAGTACGCCGAGACCGTCATCATCGCGACGATCATCATCAGCATCGGCGCCGCCATCGTCGAAACGCTGTGGCAATGGTGGCGCCGGCGATGAGTATCGAACAGCTGATCGGTCTCAGCATCATCGTTGCAATCGTCATCCTGCTACGCCCATGAAAGGGGCAGAAATGATCAGTATCTTCGGCATACGACCGACCCTCGGAGAGCTCGTAACGCGCAGCGTCAATACGGCGTGCGCGCATTACGGTTTCGATATCGATCCGCGGCTCGTCACCATGATCGTCGAGCAGACGAAGCGCGACATGATCCGCTCTTACGTCTACGGTCGCATCGGTCACACCGAAACCCTTTTCGTCCCCATGACCGGCAAGCGTCAGCATGGCGACGAGTACGCCGATGAGGATTACGGGGTCGCCGCATGAGCATGGACGAGCTGCGCGAGCGTCGCGACGTATGGCCGATCGTCCGCGAGCATATCCCCGAAGCGATCAGTCTCGCCCACGCCGCCCTCGACGACGTCCTCTCGCACGATGACCTGTTCGATCACCTCGAGCGCAAGTTCCGCAAGGGCGAAGCCGAGCATCAGCGCGCATGGCTCGCGAACGCGTCCGATCCGAATTGGCTGATCCTCGAGGCCGCCGAGGAGATCCTCGATTTCCTCCTGTATCAGGCGATGTTTGTCGTCCTGATCAATGCGACGCGCGCCCAGGCGGACGCGTCATGAGTCCGCGCGACATCGCAGACGAGCACGAGCGATACAAGGCCGCCCTCGAGGCGATCGAGCGATACAAGCGAACCCCGCGCGCGTACCGGCATACGAAGTTCGAGCAGCTGATCAAGATCGCGCAGGAGGCGCTCAATGGGGAACGCTAAAGATCCCCGAAACCTGCTCCCAATCGACGCCGAAATCGAGGACGTGCTGCTCGAGACGATCAGTCCGAAAGAGCATGATCGCGTATTCACATACGCGTGCGGTAACTGTTACTCGTCAAAGCGTGGTCTCGGCGCATTGCGATGCTCGGATGGTCGAGTGCAGGTGCGCGCGTACTGCCAGCGATGCGGTAGCCGATTGTCGGACGTGCTGAAACTGCCGAAGGGATTGGCGCCGCATGTTCCGATCGCCGAGGAGGCATGGCGCCACTATCCGTGTTCGGTGAAGGGTTGTCCCGAGGAATACTCGCAAGAGCATCACGTCATGCCTCAGAGCATCGATTTCAAACTCGCATACACATACCCGACGGTATTCCTCTGCGAGCGTCATCATCGTCTGTGGCATGAGAAGACAGGCATCGCCACGGGGCGGTCATGACGAGCCTACAGACGGCCGCAGCGAAGTATGCGAGCCTCGGATGGGGCGTCATCCCGCTCCATTGGATTCGCGAAGATGGCTCGTGCTCGTGTGGCCGCGTCGATTGCGAATCCGAAGGTAAGCATCCGCTCGGCGAGCATGGCGCCGCCGAGCCCATGCTCGATCCCGAACTCGTCGCGCGCCAATGGGACGAAACACCGCAAGCGAACATCGGCCTCGTCGCCGGCGCCTCGAGGAAACTCATCGTCGACATTGACAGCGTCGCAGCGCGCGAACGATTCGAGGATATCTGCGACCTCGACACGTTCCAGGCTATGCAAGACGCGCCCATATCGAAGACGGGCAAAGGCTGGCACATAGTCTACGAGGATCCGAGCGGCGACTACTCGCCGAGCGTAGGCCGCGACGAAGACGCCGGCATCGACATTCGCGCCGGCGTGTCGTACATCGTCGCGCCGCCGAGCATCCACAAGAGCGGCATCGAATACAAGTGGATTCAGAATCCGCCACCCGCCACAGCGCCAATCGTCACACAATGGCTCGACGAGTACCTCCGCAACCGCAAAGAGCAAAAAGAGAAGCTCGTCGTTGACGAGTCGACGCAGATAACGCAGGGCTCGCGAAACATGATGCTCACAGAGCTCGGTGGCGCCATGCGACGCCGCGGCTTCTCGCAGGCCGCGATCGAGGCGGCGCTACTCGCGGAGAATCAGCGGATCTGTAAGCCGCCGCTTGCGACGCGCGAAGTTGAGAACATCGCAAAGAGTCTCGCATCGTATTCGCCGTCTGACGTGCCGTTGTATATGCCGACGATCACGCTCGACGAGCTCGTCGCGGAACGCGCCGAAGACGATACCGCGCCGAGGTATCGATTCCTCTCGGAATCCGAAATCGCCGCCCTGCCACCGATCGACTATCTCGTGGACAAGATCCTTCCGAAAAACGGGTATGGCCTGATGTATGGGCGGCGCGGCTCGTATAAGACATTCGACGCGCTCGATCTCGCCCTGAGCATCACCACAGGAAAGCCGTATCACGATCTCGCAACGCACGGCGAAGGCTCGATCGTGGCATACGTCATGTCAGAGGGATCAGCCGGCCTCGCAAAGCGCGTCAACGCGTGGAAAGAGTCGCGAGACGTCGACGAGGTGCCAGGCTTTTATGCGCTCACCACGAGCGTCCCATTGCCGGATCCGAAGGCTCGAGCAGAGCTCGCACTCGCCCTGGACAACCTCCCCGAACCGCCGAGCCTGATCGTGTTCGACACGCTCGCCCGCTCGATCAGCGGCCTCGATGAGAATAAGAGTCAAGACATGACGCAACTCGTCGGCATCATCGACGAGCTACGACACAGGTACCCGTCGGCCGCGATCGTGTTCACGCATCACGCCGGCTGGAATCAGTCGCACGAGCGCGGCTCGACCGTCATCGGCGATGCCGCGGATTGGATCATGAAACTTCAGAAAGACGAGGAGACCGGCATCGTCTCGTGCAAGACCGAGAAGGTCAAAGACGACGAGCCGCCCGCCGAATGGCGATGCAGCTTCCTCAAGATCGGATCGACGGGTAGTGGCATCCTCTCGCCCGACTCGACACCTATACCGATCGACTCTGATCTGGAATTGATCGTCTCGGCTTTCAGAGCACTCGACGAAGCCACCGCTCCCTGGCGTGACGTCGCCAGCATCGCCGGCTTCGATACCGAGAAGTCGAAATACGTCCTGAAAAAGGCGAAACAGCGAAGTGACCTCGAGCAGCGCGGATTGCGTCTCCGCAAGTCGGATCATGGGCGCCGCGAATTCATCATCGAAGACGCAAACCTCATAAGCAATATCGAATACGACGCATAAGCAGAAAGTGTCACAAACGTGTTACAAAATAGGGGAATTAGGCACGACGAAAACGATAGGGGAATTCCCCTATTCCCCGATCTCCCCAATGGCTCAACAGAGCGGAAAACGGCCCATGCGAAGGCTATCGGGGACATCGGGGAATACCTATAGGTATTCCCCGATTCCCCGATCCGCAGCCGCGACATCCCCCATACATGAAAGAATCAAAAACATGAGCCCACCCGAACACCCACCCGAGGGCAACCAGGGCGAGCTCTACGCGATCACCTACTCGACCGCATACCTCGCCCTGGCCGGACTACTGACCATCCGATCCAACGACGACGACACACACAATTCGGACACCGTCGAATACGCCACACAAATCCTCGAGATGATCAAACGCCAACCCGAAACAGTCCTAACCCTCCCACCCCACCTCCTCGAGGAAATGGGCCCAACCCTCCTCGACAACGCTCGAGCATGGCTGAATGACTAGCCCCACAACATGCGACGACTGCGGCGCACGACTCAGCCAATACCGAAAACGCAGAGAAACAATCTGCGCGCCATGCGACAAACGCCGAATCGAAACGTCCGTCACTCACGCGAACACGCCGCAGCGCCACATTCCTCGCAGCGGAGAATCATTCGTCCTGCGATGGCGTGGCTACGAGTGGGACACTATCTCTACGATGCTGAAGTATCCGAGCCCACAAGCTGCGAGTGCAGCTGCTCGAGACTATGCGCGACGAAACGATATGACGCTCCCATGATCCTCGACGATGATCTTCCATCCGGCTCGGCATCGCCGAGGATGCGCGACCTCGATCGCGTCTACCGCGCCGCGTATGCCAATGGCTTCCGAGTCGGCCTACAAATCGGCGATCATGGTCGCGTGGTCCTGCATGTCCGAGACATGACGAATGATCTGAAAGTCATCGCCGTGATCGGTATGGATATCGAAAGTGCAGCCGTCGAGCTATTCGAGAAGATGACAAGGTCGGGCTATTGTGATCGTGGATTGTCGACGTGAAAGCGTGGGACGAATCGTGAAAGAGTGGGAAGCCTGATGGCCATCCTCCAGGTATGCCTGGACTGTGGGACGCTGACGCCGAACGGGTCGCGGTGCGAATCCTGCTCGACTCGGCGCGAACAGTTGCGGAATGCTCGGCGTGTCCACTACAAGGGCGCGTATCGTCGGCACGCTCGAGTGGTCCGCAATGCGGCTAGCGTGTGCTGGATCTGTGGTGATGGTGCGCGCGATGATGATCCGTGGACAGCTGATCATGTTGATCCGGCGAACCCGGACTCTCCCCTGCTAGCCGCCCACCGCTCATGCAATAGCCGGCGTGGGGATGGCACCGGTCGACGTCGCGAACATTCGATGAACCTCGAGACGCGATCGACGACTACCCCCCCGTACGGATCTCCGGGGGTGGGGTAAATGTCGTTGAGGCAGCCGGAGGCAAC